GATACATTTAATATGATTGAACTAAATATGAGGAATAAAAATGGATAAGATCCAAATCACACTGTCTTATAATCGCTATAATGAGAATGAAGATCCAAATAGTGATATAGCAGAGTCATATCATAATACATTTACCATTTCTGATGAAGTAACCTATTATACTATTCTAGAAAAAGTAGAAGTGATGCTTAAGAGTCTTGGTTATGAGTTTGATGGGCATCTAGAGTTTACCGGACTTGTTGAATCCAACAATATTGAAAGTAATAATGTGATTCAACTCCATCCTGAGGAATGAGGATGCTTCAAGTTCATAATCAAATCAAGGTTCAAGCCTTTAATCAAGTCATGAATCAAGTCTGGGATCAAGTCATGAATCAAGTCTGGAATCAAGTCGAGGATCAAGTCTGGAATCAAGTCTTGGATCAAGTCTGGGATCAAGTCATGAATCAAGTCTGGGATCAAGTCAGGAATCAAGTCAGGAATCAAGTCTGGGATCAAGGTGGGAATCAAATCTATTCTCAAGCTCGAGAAACTAGGTTGACATAACTGAAAAATGATGATATGACTAAAGTAGAACGTAAACTTCAATCAGTAAAATCTAGTTCTTTTGATAAAATAGTCAAAAGAACAGATTCGGATTTTTGCCACCACATATATAGTTCTCTTTCAAACCTAGTTTGGGTTAAAACTAACTATAATCAACTTACCATAGAAGCAGTTAAGGATACTATATAAAATGGCTCGTGCAGCAGCAACACCTAAGTCTCTGAAAGTCAAGAAGCCTGTCAAGGTTAAGACCACTCGTACAGAGCAGTATCTGATTAATCTCAAGTACATGGGTGAAGAACCGATCTTTCCTTCTAATAAGCAGTTAACTGATCAGCAATATAGTTCTGCTTTATCCTGGTATAACTATATGTGTTCCAGGTCTGATGCACGAGAATATCTAGAAACTTATCTAAAGAATACTAATCGACTAGAGGACCTTAAGAAACTTAAATCTGTACCAGATAACAAGTTTATTGAGCATGCCGGATGGATTGCCCGTATGCTTTCCCGTGGTGTCCCTCTTACTAAGCGTTCATATAACCATATGAACCTCAAACTAACTGAGATGCTAAACCATTCCTCGGAACAAGAGGAAAAGTCTGAACCTAAAAAGGTCATTAATATTCAAGATAGGATCAAGGAAAAGGTCTCAAACTTCATTGGTCTCTTTGACGAAGAAATTGATCGTGAGGGTTATACTCTGTCCATGTATGATATGCTTCAGAAGCATGAGATTCCACCAACACTCTCTTCAAAGGTTGCAGAGTACTTCAAGCCTATCTCAGATGAGGCTCAAGAACTTTTTAAGAAAGACTGTGATTCTCAACTGAAAGAAGGATACAATCATCTTACTAAGGAACAGATCAAGCAACGTGCTGCATTCTACAAGTCTATTCTAGAAGATTGTGAGCGCTATGCTGGTAATGTCAAAAAGCAGAAGCAGCAGAGGGCACCAAAGCCCATGACTTCTGAAAAGAAGCTAAAGCACTTCAAGTATCTTAAGGAAAGCAAGGACCATAAACTGGTATCTGTCAATCCAGAAAAGATTCTAGGTTGCCAAGAGTTCTGGACATTCAATGTGAAGTATAACACACTTACTGTGTTCTATGCTATTGATCGTGGTGGTCTAGATGTTGACCGTATGACTATTACCAAGTATGATGAAACCAAAACCAAGACATACAAGATCAGTTCCAAAAAAGTCAAGGCAACCATTGAGACTATTCTGACTGGTGGTAAGAGAGTCATTAATAAAGTCCTATCGGAAATTAAAGAGTTCCCAGTGCTACAAAACCGTGTAAGTGAAAATGTCATTCTAATGAGGGTATCATGATTGAACAGGTAAAAAAGACTCCACTAGACCCACCACTGGGTAAAACCACCATGGTCAAAGCACCGTGGGGTACTATGGAGAAAGCTCAAGTATTTGATGTGATTGATATTAGAGACGGTAAAGTACAATATGCTTCAGTACATAAGCCTATTGGCAACTTTAACGTGAGATACTCAGTATTCCGAGTTCAATAAATATACCTTGACTTTTGTGGTATATGGTATATAATGAGTTTATAATATATAAAGGTGAACTATGAAGGTCAAGATCGGACCATATACCAACTATATTGGTCCTTTCCAGATTGCAGAAAAGATTCTGTTCTGGAAAGACAAGAATAAACTTAATCAAGAAAGTCCTGGTGAACTCCACAAGGATTCAGATGATATTCATGCACTGGGTGAACGTCTATCAAAACTTAAATGGTTGATCCGATTCTGTGGTTGGTATAATGCCAGACAAGAACGAAGGATTTCAGTAAAAGTTGATTCCTATGATACTTGGAGTGCCGATCATACTCTTGCTATGATTATTACACCTGTTTTAAAACAACTTAAAGAAAACAAAATGGGTGCACCAAATGTAGATGATGAGGATGTTCCAGAGGAATTACGCTCTACATCGGCACCACCTCTGACAGAAGAAGAAAAGAACTGCGGTATGACTGATGAAAATCATTTCAAGCGGTGGGATTGGGTTCTTGACGAAATGATCTGGACTTTCGAGCAACACTCTTCTGAGTGGGAAGATCAATATTACTCCGGTGAGTCAGATATCCAGTTTGAAAAAATGGAAAATGGTTTCTCTAAACTTGTTCATGGACCTGCTCATACATTTGAAGTAGATCGTGAAGGTATTGAAAAACATAGAAAAAGGATGGATAATGGGCGAATGCTATTTGCAAAGTATTATGAATGTCTATGGGCATGAAAACTAAACCACAACGTGATATCACACTAGGTGCTCTCTGGTTCACCATTAGTCTATACTTTACATTTCCTCTAATGTCTTTACTCATGCAACCATTAGCAGGATTTGTTGGTTTTCTTCAATGTATTCTATTATTTTTCGGTACTCAATTTTTTATTAATAAAACTAAAAAATGTTGGTTTCCAACTGAGGAGAACTCACCCGATGATTCTAGAAAAAATCCATAACTTTAATGTAGAAATTGAAGATATGATTGCAGAGAAAAAGATGGATTATATTGATGCAATCATTCTCTGGTGTGAAGCCAATAAAGTTGAAGTAGAATATGCTGCAGTTATGGTCAAGAATAATATCAACCTACGCTCAAAGGTTCAAGCAGAAGCAGAAGCACTAAACATCATCAAGAAGACCGCTACATTACCAGTATGACGCCGTATGAAGCTTATATAGATTATCTAGCTCTAAAGAGACACTTTACAACCGAGTCATATGACTATCACAAATATAATGGTAAAGTGGTTGCCAAAAAAGACTCATTTGAAAAAAGAAAAGATAAATTCTTTTTTGAAAAGATTGCCAGACATAAAGATCCACATAATCTTATTTTATCTGTTATCCTAAACAAGTCTAATGCTTGGGTTCGTGATATATCCTCTGATGAAGGATATAAACTTTATAATGAATGGCTAAAAAAGACGCAAGCTATAACAAGAACTATCGAGAATGATTTATCTCAGTTTCATGATGAGTTTGATTCCAACTTTAAAATAGAAGATAATCAGCATCCATTTATATTAAAACTTTTTCTATCCGAAAAAATAACTTTGGAGACGCTGGTTATATTAACTAATATGGTAGGTTGTCTATCATATTGGGACAAGCATATGTCGTATGACCCGGTGTGGAATGAAGTATATCTTAAGATCAAGAAGTATAGAGGATTTCTACACTACGACAAAGAGAAGATTCGCAAGATTTGTATTGACAAGTTCTCTCTATAGGGTTATAAATACACTTGGGATTACTCCCAAACATACACGACTATACAAATATACAAATATACTATTATATAAGGAATATACAAATGGATTTTTCTGCTCTAAAAAAGACTGCTGGTAAAGGTTCTCTGGAAAAGCTCACACAAGAGCTTCAGAAGCTTAACAGTCAAGGTGAATCTAAGTCTGATAATCGTTTCTGGTATCCCAATGTGGATAAGGCAGGCAATGGTTATGCAGTGATTCGTTTCCTTCCTGCTCCACCAAATGAGGATGTTCCATTCGTGCGAGTCTTTGAACATGGTTTCAAGGGTCCGACCGGTCTATGGTACATCGAGAACTCTCTGACCACTATTGGTCAAACCGATCCAGTTGGTGAACTAAACTCCAAGCTATGGAACTCCACTACAGATGATGAGTCTCCTGCTCGTAAACAAGCACGTGCTCAGAAGCGTAAGCTAACGTTTATTGCTAACATCTATATTGTGACCGATCAAAATAATCCAGAAAATAATGGGACTGTCCGACTATTCAAGTTTGGTAAAAAGATCTTTGATAAGCTAAATGAGGCTATGAATCCTCAGTTTGCCGATGAAGATCCAGTCAATCCATTCTGTCTCTGGACTGGTGCTGCATTCAAGCTCAAGATTCGTAATGTTGAGGGTTACCGCAACTATGATAAGTC